TTAAGTACATCGAAAGTAATAGGGTTACTAAGAGAGGATATTGCAGCTGGAAGTACTGGTATGGTTCAGTTAGATGGAATTCTGGAATTAGCAGATTGGTCAACAGTTACTGGTAATGCTACACTGACTCCAGGTGCTAGCTATTATTTAGATCCAGATACTGCTGGTATGTTAACAGAAACACCTCCAACATCATCTGGACAATATCTTGTTTATATTGGAAAAGCTATTTCAACAACTGCCATTAACTTAGATATAGCAAGGCCCATCATTTTATAATAGTACTTCCATAATTCCCATTCTTAAGCACCTCCGTTTTTCGTTTTTAAGTTGCCCGTTAATCTTTTATGGAGCTTTTTAATGTTAATACGACCATTATATCTGGATAGTGATTTAATAGCAGTATGTGATGAAACTGATATCTTAGATTGTTACATTGATTGGGCAAATGTTATTAACAAGCCTCCTTCCACGTTACAAGAATTTAATGTCCCGCCAATTATTTGTGACTACATTAATTACAATAAACCTACTATTGCACATATTACAGGAACTATTGTTTTTGATAAATTCAAGCTTATACAACGATATGTAGATATTACATCATCCGTATCTGTAACTAATGCATCATTTGAATTCGATACTGTAGATCACGGTAATTTATTACAATCTAACTGGTATTCGTTATTCTTAATTTACGATACTGGTAACGTGCTAGCTAGATTAACTACATTAGCACGAGTTAATACTAGTCAAATTTCAGCTGGTCAAACCATAATTACATTGGGCAACCATCTACAACCATCTAATACAATTTCGGTATCTGATATAGGATGGACAACAGATATTTACTCTCAAACTAATGGTCTTGCTATTATTCTAAGTGGCTCATCTATATACACTACTAGCACTATTACTAATAACTCGACGTCTGGTAATGCACAAATAACATTAGATCAAGAAGTGACACTTAATCAAGGTGACTGGATATGTATATCTCCAATGGGATATACTGAATATACCTTAATAGGCAGTACATTATATAAAGATACTAAATTTCTACCATTTATACAGTCATACTATAATGTTATTTATCTTGACGAAATATTACTATGGCGTGGAAGAGCAGCTAACTATATCGAATTAGATGCTAATTTAGTTTCTCCACTAGCTACATATATGCTAGATATTTCCTGTATATCTAATTATCAAATATGGAAAGTGTCGTTTTCATTGAATGGTTCCGATGAAATTAGATACGTTCGTAATTATAGATACGAAAGTGACGGTTTAGCATTTCTTCCATTAACTAAAAACAAATCCATTTTTGTAAATACTGATAACGCACGCGTAGATATGTATGTTGGAGGTTTTGCATACTAATGAGTATAAGATGTATTTTTGATCAAACTACCGGAGAATTAGTTGAGTTTAATACTCAACGTGAACCTGTTGATAATGAGCTAGTTGACTACTGGCCGGTAATTTCGTATCCAAAGAATGGTATTATATATGATACTACTACAAATACAGTAAGAGAAAGGACAGATGAAGAAGCTCATAACGATAATGTCATAATTCGAGAACTCACATGTACTATATATCCAAGACTTCAAGTTATAAAACCTCGTCGAGTAACTAAAATTTTGTTTGTAACAAACTCCAATTGTCCATACTTAGATAATGCTTCAACTATACGCTTACCTGTGGGCTACTGGAGTTTACAAGGAACAATAACATTGTTAGGATTACATTCCGTAAAATATTGTAGTATTATGTGGTATGTTAACGGTAATGTAGAATATACCAAAACATTTGGCGGATTAGTATTTCATCATAATGGAGTATATTCTGTAGAATTTTCTCATATTCTTAACATTACGTCTGAAGATTCTAAAGTAGAACTATGGATTTCATGTGATAAGTATGTTCGGATAACGTATGCACCAACACATAATGTTATAACATTTCATTACGCTACAAGAGGCTAATCATGATATACTTAGTTGATAAAGATACATATGATGTTGTAGGTGTTCTTATTGATACGAATAATTATGACACATCAAACTTTATTACGGTAGAAAGTGACATAGATGCACCTTTACATGAACTAAAATACGATGATACTAATAATACAATTTATCAAATCACTTCTGATGAAGTATTAGAGTTAGCACGTGATACGAAACTAGATGAATTAAAATCACAAATTCAAGCAAGATTTTCTATATTTGGTGATGTTATTGCTGATATCGTAAAAGGTATCAAGCTTATAATGAAGCTGATATTAACTACTGATGATGCAGTAAAAGCTGACTTGACTGATTACTTAAACGATATTTTATCTCAATTAGAACAGCTATATCCTGATGACTATTGTAAACAATGTCTTCAGCATTACTTGAACGAACTATTAACAGATTTACCTAAATATTACAATGCTAAACAATCAGTACTTAATGCAACAACGGAAGACGATATTTGGAACGTTGAATTAGAGGAATAACATGATTGATTTACAAACATGGTTAAGTAATAACAATATTTCGCTTAGTACGGTTATAGCACCAGATTTCGATTATAGTTGGTTCAAATTTGTCACATCTCAACAGTTTACTATTGTTGAAACTACGATACCATATACACCCATCGACAAAAATTTATGCAATTCACAATCAATATGTCTGGCATTATTACATCCGGAAGAATTTGATTGGAGCAGTGATATTTTATTTGGATATGTAGAATCTACAAATTCCGATATTTACAATAAACTGAGTTATAAATTATCTATTTACGCAAATCCTATTATACTGTATCCAAATTCTAATGATTTGAATTGTGACGATATTAACCTATGGAATATAACTACTGAAGATATATCATTAATGGAGTTGCTTAGACAATTTTACGAAAACAATACGTTTACATTACCAGATTATAGTACGTTGTCTACTGTATTATCTAAGTTAATATGGATATTCTTAAATTACTGTACTACTGGCAATGTAAATATGGATAACTTAAGCAATTTAGCTCCACATACATTATTAGAATTAGCATACCAAATCAAAGTGTGTCATCATATATATGAGAGTATTATAGAGTCATGAACATAACAGAACTATTTTTTAATATAATCAAATACTATATCACGAACGACGAATCGTTACTAAGTGATAAAGTGCGTTCTATTGCAAACGAACAGCTTCATATTGCTTCACAATTTTTTGCAAAATTTGTGCAACTACCATCTTTTACAGGTTACGATAGTGATAATTTATTTGATTTTGTTCTTCATTGGTATGCTGCAGCTAGAACAGTTATAACTCTACATAAAAACACTAGTGATCCATATACGTTAGACGACGAAAGTATTAACGAATATATCAAATCGATGGGATTCATATATCCCGAATATATTCCTGCTAATAATAAGCCCACATTCCTGTTAGAATTAGCTAACTTATATAAGATTAAAGGATCTCCACAAGCACTAGTAAAATTGTTACAGTTTTTAAATTATACAGATTTAAGGTTACTTGAATATTGGTTAGTATCAGATGAAACTGTAAGTACTCTTACATATGATATGGATTTTGAATATGACGATTCCGTTTTACCAAAACAGTTACTATTCGTTGGTAAACAAGTTGAACGAATGCTTACTGATCAACCTTTAGAAGTTCGATATACGTATGATCAATTTAAAGAAAAAATTAAAGATGCGCATTGGTTTTTAAACGAATATCAAATACAACATTTAAACGCAAATTTAAAACTCAGTCTACCATCATTAACACCATTTTTTGGTTTATTTAATTGTCAGTATATTACAAAATGGTTCGAAACGTATGCTATCATTAGTAGACTCGTTAAACAAGAATATCAAGATTACATTGATAATGGTGTAGTATACAGAATTCATTTGCTAAGAGATTTCGGTAATATTTCATTACTGGAATGTATGTTAGCATTATGGTGGTCATTTTATGTGCAATTTGGCTACATTGATCCTGTTACGAATGAAGTGAATAGTGAAAAATTCGCAACACTTATTCCTGACGAACAAAAAGCTCATTTATGTTATGTAGTGGATATAGCAAATCAACTAAATACTGATACATTCACTGATGACTTTAATAGCGTCTTCAAAGCTAAACCAAAAACAAGAAGTGAATTACGTGCAAAATTACAAGAATACAAAGATAAATTTCTGCATAAATGGAACTATAGTATATTACCTAATCCACAAGATATCAGAACATTATTAGAAACGATAAATCCTGATTTATTCAATTGGTTATATAGTAAACACACTGATAACCTAAAGCATACAATTAATGAATTATGGGGTGTATTAGACTATATTACTGGTGCATTAGATTTAGCATTATCCGTATTTTCCAATATACTTGTTTTTGAAGGAACTAAAATATATAATGTTATTAATTTCTTTAAGCCCATATATGCTAGACTCATTAATGTTGCATATCTGTTAGAAATATCTACAACATTTGATACTATAGTAACAGATGATAATGTGCATATGAATATTTATCAATACGCAATTACTCAATTTGAGAGACATAGAGATTTAATTTACGATAGTACTGACATATACGATGCATTACAGTATTTAATATTCACTGATACGCATGAATATATTCATCAATCATTTAACGAATATGTATCAGCTGAATACGACAATTACGATGAAAGTGGTAAATTTGATACTAGACATACAATTATAACTATGCTAACTATGAGACCATATTTGTACGTTAACGTAAATATTTTACTAACCGATAAATTTTATACGTTAATTAAGCAATACATTCCAGATGGTTTAGCTACTGAATTAGTCAATTTTGACGAAAATGGTTATTTCGACCACAGTAGAGCACTTAGTATTAATGACACTGTTAACTCTAAAATAACTACAGTACTTAACGACTCTGGATTCATAGCTATGCATGGAGTCGATTTTGATAAAAATGGAATTTTTGATAAACCCAAAACACCAATATACTACGATACATTATTTAACGATATCAGAATCATAGCACCATTATTATCGAATATACTTGATGAGTGCAATAACCATATTATCAACTCTATGACTAGTGGCATTGGTAGCGAAACTGAACATGTTGATTTTGATAAAGGTGGAGTGTTTGATTCAATGAGACATAGTTACGTATATGATGGGCTTGAAATTTCTTTTAGTTAAGGAGTGACATATGATTATATTAGACTCAACTTATAAAATAAGAGACACAGTATCTTTTGCACGACCAAAAGGTTATGTTCAGATGTTTGAACATAATAAACGCACAAATTGTTTTAAATTGCTAAATAATGGCAACAACCATATTGTTTACACAGGTCGGGAATGGCTTCCACAACGTGTATTCAACGTTAATAGAGAACCTGCTACTCATGCTAATGAATGGAGTGTTTACTGGTTTGGTCTAGGAACCGGTGGTGCTACTATAGACGATCCGTTTAATCCATTAGAAGTACAACTGACTGATGAAGAACTTGTTAATCCTATTGTTATTGATGCATCTAATCCAACATATGCTGATGGTGGTAAAAAAGCTCCATTTGATGATATACAAATTCTACAAGATCCAGATGAAAATAATAGATACTTATTAGCACAAATAGATATTACTATTACAGCAGCAACTGGTGATAAAGTTAATGAATGTGGATTGTATATTAGCGAATCACATGAACCTACAGCATCTACATTCGTACTATTTGCTAGATATACATTTTCAACAATAGAGCTTACAGATGATAGAGATATTTTATTTAGATGGAAAGTTTGGTTTTAATGTGTTCGGTTTAGCATGTTCAATGTATAATACAATTTTTATGTTTCTAATACACACACAAAATTTATAGGAGGATATTATGGCTATACATATTGTTCCAGGAGTATATTCTACAATTGTTGATTTGTCAACATATGTACAACAAGTCCCATCTACTATTGGCTTTGTTGCATTTTTAAGTGAATATGGTGAAGATAACAAATTAAAGTTTAAATCAAGTCAAGAAGAGTTATTTAAAGAATACGGTAAACCAAATATTAATACATATGGACAATCTTTTGGTCAAGGACTATATATTGCTAATAATTTTATCACACAATCTGGTAGTGAATATGTAATGAGAGTACTTCCATCTGATGCTGCATATGCTAATTTAAAATTTTATATAACTTCAAGCAATTTAGTTAAACTAGACTCAGATACTAATGTTAACTCAGTTGAAGAAATTGAAACCAAATTGGCTGATTCTACTAATAAGGTTATATACATTATTGTGCCTATTGGTCGTGGTGATGCATATAATGATTTTGCTGTAAACTTGACACCATCTCTTACTGACGACGAAGCCTATGTATTGGATGTATACAAAAAGACATCTGAAGGTGATGACGTAATAGCTGAATCTTTTACTGTTAGTTTTAATCCTACTAAAACTGATTCGTCTGGTGAATCAATGTACGTAGTAGACGTTCTTAATAGATATAGTCAATATGTCAGAATATATGTAAACGAAGATAATCTATCTGAACTAAATACAGTAGTTACAGAAACAGTAATTGATTATACTGATACACCTCCTGCTAGTCCATCTGCTAATGATAAATATTTAGTAGCTGATGGAGCTACAGGTGATTGGCAAAATCATGATGGTGATATAGCTACATATGATGGTTCAGACTGGTCATTCGATAGTCCAGATACAGGTATGATTGTAAAAGTGACTGCATCTGATACACGTTATTACTTTACTGGAGATGTGTGGCAAGTATTTGAGCCATACTCTTGTGTATATACTGCAACATCTACTGACAATCATAGTTATAAACATCTTCGTAATGGCAGTGTAGGTTCGCTACTAAATACTGATGGTTCCGTAAATACAACTGTCGCAACACAAATTCTTGCTCAAGCATATAGTGGATTAATTGATGATCTTGTACTTGATAAAGACAAAATATACTTCAATATGGTGTGGGATGCCGGATACCCCACAGACGTTAAGAATAGTATCGTAGATTTAGCTGCAAATCTAAGACAAGATTGTTTTGCATTTGTCGATAATGGTGACAATCCTACTGCAGAAGCTGCTCTACAAAAACGTCAAAATGATCATAAATGGAATACACCATACGCAGCACTATATGAACAATATACAGAAGTATACGATGAGTTTACAGGTCGTGATATATGGGTAAGTCCAATGTATCATATGGCTACAGTAGTTCCAAAATTAGATCGTACAGGTGAAATATGGTTTGCTCCAGCAGGTTTAAATAATGCTGTTATTGATTGTAAGAGAATGCGTTATAATCCGAAAGAAGGTCATAAAGAACAGTTCTATCTGAACAGAATAAACTATTTTGTTGAATTCAATGTTGGTATATGTGTATGGCAAGATTTAACAATGCAGTTCAAGTCTTCTAAACTGGAAAATATTCCAGTTGTTCGCATGGTTCTTTATGCACAAAGAGCACTAGACAGATTTTGTAAATTTTATATTTATGAACAAGCTGATGAAATTACGTTCGATAGTATTAAGTCTGAGATAGTTACATTTCTATCTGATTTGAAAAGACGTAGAGCTTTAAAATCTTTTGATGTAAAAGTATATCAAACTCCATATGATGTCAAAACTAAAACTATTAGAGTTGATGTAATACTTGAACCAATTCTACCAATCGAAAAGATCGAACTTACATTCTTTATCAAATAACGATGAAACCAATATCACAACTTCTTCGTATACTTGTGTCAGTAACCGCTAAGATAATTCTGGCGGTTACTGTATTTTTTACTACGTTATTCGGTATGTACGCTATTAAATCAGTGATGACTCCTGTTAGTATAGAAATTCAACCCGCAACAAATTATCCTACAAAATACAAATACTTTTCCGTTGCTATAATCAACTCTTATAATTACAACCATATTTGTGGTAAACCTCAAGTTGATGGTTTTATATCACAGTTGCATAAATATGAAGATACTACAAATGTTCGATTTGTTCCAATTACCTACTACATGGAGTCTAAAATCAAAAATGTTACAAAATTTCTAATGCAAAAACAAGCTAATTTAATCCTGAAGGATATAAAGAGAATTAATCCTGATTTTATCTACATAACTGATGATAACGCATTCTTATATGTTGGATTACGATTAATTAAACAACACAAAAAAGTGTACTTTTCAGGTATAAATTTCCCATTCCGTTACTATAAACAATTTTTGTCCAATGACGAATTGCAGTATGCTTCTGGAGTTGAGGAATATAGCATACTTGATAAATTATTTACAGTATTAGATCATACAACCATTACTATTACAGACGTGTATATACTAATAGATGATCAAATTCGTGGTAGTATAACTAATAAAGCAATTTTAACTAATATACGCACACAACTACGCAAGTATGATTTTCACGTAACGATATATCCGCTATCAACAACAACGGATCTTAACAAAGTGCTTACCGAGTTAAATTTAAAGAATTTAGGGATATTGTTTATAGTAACGCAACGTTTATTCGATCCCTCTATACGACGCTATATAGACTTGTTACAAATTTGCAAAATCGTCAGCAAAATTAACACTAAACATATTGAAGTATCGTTTAATCCACTAGTAGTTCAACAAGCCAATATATGTTTAAGCATTTCTCCTAATTTCTACGATATGGGCAAAAATGCTGCTAAGCTACTACTTCATGATCTTACTACACATCAGCTACAACATATAGTTAAACAAACACCAACCATATTAACTTGTTCATTTAGCAGATTGAAACAGCTACATGTTGAAGAATTATACATAAATAACGTAGATTTATTTGACAAAATTTTCTAGAAGGTGGACTCGTGAAAAGTATATTTGAATTATTATGCGATGATTGGAAAACAATGCTACAAGCTTTAATAATGATACTTGCTCTCGTAACGTTATCGTTCAGTACTGTTCAATCAATTAGTAAAGATATAAAATATACGCAACTATCAAAAACATCTCATATTAGCGATCTTAGTGAAGGACAGTACATAATTAAAAGAGCTAAAGAAATTATTATCGAAAACCAATATGGTAGAAATGTAGGTTTTATTTTATCATCTCCTTGTCTTGTTAACTTATATGTCGAGTCTGCACCTAACAATTCAGTTACTTTAAAATTTGTTATTTCAGAGTCACGTGAGCAGATACTAAAACGGGCTGGATTGTGATTACAGTAATTGAACTATAATCCAGAGTCAATCTAAAACACGTTACAATTTTTCATACATCCTCGCTAAGGATACTATAGAGCTTGTCTCTATAGAGAAATTAGCGTTGTAGTTTTCGAGTTTCAATAAACGATTAAATGCAGCACAAAACATTAAAGCAATCTTCCTATCTTCCCAGTCCGGAACTGATAGGCAGGGCGTCATCAACCGTCCATACGCATCAGACGTAATGTCTAGGTGCAAACTATAGAGCTTGTCTCTATAGTAGTTGATACAGAGAAAGCCATGATGCTTTAGCACATGGATGAATTTGCGCTAAGTTTAAACTACATAGGCCTGGAGCAGACCGAAGTTACGCCTGTGAAGTACGAGACCTCTGTTCGAATAAGTCTTGTACGATAAAGCAGGAAGCCATACCTCTTTTAGTTAGGGTATGGTAGCTCATAAATTCGGTCAGATATTAAAGGTTATGATTCAGACTAATCCAGACCAGAATATTCGTTGTAGTTATACACTTAGCCTTTCTATGTGGAGATATATGGAAAATATAATTTTATCAAATGTTTCATTAGTCAAACTAGTATCCGTATTACTCTTAAGTTGTGCTATTTTACTAGTCATTACATTCACAACGGCTAAAAGCAATAAGACACTAACTGATTCTATATCAGAGGATATTCATAAATTTCATGACAAATTGTTAGAACTTGAAGCATCATTGAATTCCACAAAAGAAAAATTAAATACTATTTTTACAACGCAACAAGAAAACAAATCTGAAATTAAAACGATAATAGCCGACTTAAAAGATACGAATAAAGAATTATATGAATTATGTTCAAAGTTAGACATGTTCATCAAATTTTTTTCAAATTTGCATAAAGGAGAGTAACATTATGGCAGCTAATAACTCTTGGAAAGAATTGTTACACAATAGGTTCAGTAGACATTTTGGTGGTACTAAGCATGGTGTAGCAGATAGATACATATCTGGTTACTTTTGGGTATACTGGACTGATTTACCACCCAAACTACAAGACTATTGTGGATTGTCATTAACTGACATATCCAAAGTATTAACAGCATCATGTACAGCGGTTACGACTATTCCTGCCGTAACTATTAACAAAGCTACTGCTACTGGTCTTGGTGGAATAAACTATTCATATCCAAGTAACGTAGATGTTGGTAATGAATTTTCCACTAGACATGATGAATTTAGTGGGCTACCAATATATCGTATATTACATGGATGGACGAAAATGATAAGAGACGTAAGAGGTGGAACATCCAATTTAATTGGTGACGATTACACCAAATCACAGTATAGTTCTACTATATTCTATTGGACAACTAAACCAGATGGATTAACTATTGAATATTGTGCATGTTATTCTGGTTGTTTTCCAAATAGACCTAACGAGGATGCTTTTGCTCATGATATTGGCACAAACGATTTAGTTGCACTTGAAACATCTTGGAATGTTGATGTGCCATACGAAATGGAAGATTGGATAATCCAGAAATGTACAGCATTAGCTAATTCCGTTTTTTCTGATAGAGAGGTTATTTATCAGCGCCGTGAAGGTGTATAACCTACCACAAGCTACCTTCTCTTCTCCCACCTTTCATGTATGCGCAGGTTGGTATTAGACTGACCTGCGCATCACATCTTATTGATCACATCTCACTTAATCTCATCTTAAAAAGTCAAAATCCGTTTCACTAACACATATAAAAGTATTAAAGGAGGCGTTTACATGTTACCAAATTTTAGTTATCCCGTTTATACTGTTGTGTGTCCACAGTCAAAGTATACGTACGATGTGAGATGTTTAGTTGTTGGTGACGAAGATAGATTATTACAATCTTCTACGTTTGCATACAGTGTACTAGATAATATCAACAAAGTCATTTGGAGTTGTATTGTTAACAAACCTGACAACATTACAGATTTTAATGCATTTTTAGCTAACACTACTCAAAAAGACAGAGATGCTTTTGTATACTCTATATTACAAGCTTCAGACGAAGACAAGCAAGTAATAGACGTAACATGTGCATATTGCGGAACTAAACAAACTGTTGAAGTAAGTCTAGAATCATGTTTTAATGCGAATATATATCCTGGTGAACCTGGAGAATTAATTAGTAATGTTGTTGACGTTAATGTTGAACTAAAAAATCACATCGTTAACGCTAAACTTAAAGTTCCTACATTAGCCAAAGAAAAAGAAATCTTCTATCACTTCGGACAAAGAAATCTACCATTACATGTACTGACATTATTACTTCATATAGCTGAATTAAATATTATTGATAAGAAAACAGATAAACCTGTTCAAGAAGCTAAAATACTTCCAGATATTGAAGCTACATTAGTTCCATTACCTCATAAAGTAAGACGTAAATTAACTAAAGCTATTACTGATAACTTTGCACAGTATGGTATGAATCTACAATATAAATTTTTCTGCTCAAAGCCAGATTGTGGTAAAGAAAACATTCATGAATTGGATGTAACAGATTTACTTTTTCGCGCCATTATCTGATCCTGAGGCTAGAGAAAAATTTGAAAAAGATAGATGCATGAACATAATGTTCATGATGCAAGAATTGCATCAACCATATGAGTCTATTCTAAAGATGCCTATATATAGATTCAAACGCATTATTAATCTAAAGCTTAAACAACTTGAAAAATTGAACAAGAAGCTTGAAGAACTTACTAAAGACGTATCTTAAGACTATTAATTACCGTTTATATAGTCTATTATATTCAAACAACAAAAACATTTGCATATGCTCGTTTATTCAATGGATAGAGGTATATATCATGGCCATTAAAATAGCAGGATATGATCCTGATAGACTCTTTGCCAAAAATGATAAAGTACTTGGTTACGATAGAAAAATTGTACAGAATGATTTTAAGCAATTATACGGCAAAGAAGTAGTTTTACAATGTGCTAACTCTATATTGTCCACTCCAAGAGGAGCTCGTTTAAAAGATTGTTCATTTGGTAGTGAACTGTATAAGTATGTATACAGTCCCAGTGACGAAGAGACAGCACAAGCAATTAGAGAAGAAATTGTTAGATCTTTTGAGGAACAAGATGAACGATTAAAAGTGAAATTCGTTAATGTCTTATTTCACGGTGCCAATAAAGGATTTACTGTAAATGTATCGCTGACATTACCAAGTGGTAAACCATATAATACTCAAGTTGTGATTACCCCAGAAACGTTTAGTTTTCTGAAAGCAGTAGAAGATTAGCTATACTAAAAGGAGCTGACATGGAAGCTTACAGCAGATTCTTTGAATATACTAAACAGTCCAGTAAACTAATATACGATTATTACGCTTCTCATGCACAATCATGTTTATGTATTTACTTTAATATCAATAAAGATCAAAGTATATACGACAATGATAAACTTGACGGTGGAAGTTATGAATTTTACGGATCTGCTAGCGGTATAAAATATACAAAGATTATGTTACTACCAGTGTACTTTGTAGAACCAATTCAACCAACATACAGTGCTGATGAACGGGGTTATATACATGAAACTATGAGTTCAATTATTATACCATCATCCTATAATATTATCCCATATGAACATGATCTAGTGTATTTTCCATCAGAATTAAATCCATCAACTAAATATCCTGTTTACGAAGTTATAGGAATAGAAAAGTCTACTGATACCCAAGTCACAATGTGGAAGTGTAATATACGTAGTGCTCGAACAAGCTACAATATAATTGATGAACAAGTTGTTGAAACTAAAGTATGGTTTGAGCCAGTAAAAACAATTTTGACTGCAGAATCAGCATTAAATGCTTATAAACTTATGGACATTAAAACGTATAACGTAGAACAACTTAAAGGATATTATCATGTATCGGGACTTTTTATTTTATAAGCAAAAACTAAATCCATTCTATATCAAACATTATATCACATCGTTATATGATTATGATAATAAAATACCGTACATTCTTGGTCATATGCTAAAAGAATTGACACAAATAGCAACACGAAATACTAGACAATTGGTATCACATTATAAGAGAGGAGTATTTACATGTCACAGTTAAGTGATAAAGTCAAAGTATTTACGTCATATGATAATATCAGACTACAAGTAATAGATTTACTGTTATCAGAATTAGGATTATCAGAAACTGATTTGCATAGAGGAACTTTCGTTTCTTACGTAATAGACATGTTGTCATTTTTAACAAGTAATCTTATGTTTTATAGTAGCATGTCATATCAAGAAGCATTTATGACATTGGCTCAGCTTCCTGAATCGGTATACAATCTTTCAGCATTTTTAGGTTATAAGCCACAAAATGCAAGACCATGTGAGTGTGATGTACTCATACAAATTCCTTTAGGTAATATATCCGATGCTGTTACCGTGACTTTTCAACAAAATCATGCATTCAGTGCAGGAGATATTAAGTATAGGTTGAAATATAAAGTAGAAGTTACTATAGACAATGTCAATAATAATTACACTGTAACTGTTATTGATCCTAATAATGGTGTCATATACAACTTACCATATATCATACAAAATAACAAACTTGCATTTACAGTTTCAACTATACAGCAAGATACACTAGAATTTAATATGGTATCAAATCCTATAAAACAAATATATACGTTTAGTAGATATCCTATTGATTTTGAAGATCAATTAGTAGATGTAGAAGTTTATGTTAATGACGAACTATGGAACCAGTTTGACTCTATATACTTAATGAGAGCATCAGATTCTGGATACGTAATAAGAACTACTGAAACTGGTGCTATAGTAATGTTCGGTAATGGAATTTTTGGCAAACAACCTCCACCATCAAGTACTATTAAAGTTATAGCATACGTTACGTTAGGTGAAGACGGAAAAATTGTAGCTGGTGCCATTAAACGTGGAGATAGAATATATTATGATACACCACAAGGAAGAAAGCAATTAATATACGAGTGTACAAATCCGTCATCATCAATTGGTGGACAAAATATAGAAAGTATCGATGATGTAAGATATAATGCATTAATTAATATGCAAGCACAAAAAAGGTTAGTTAGCAGATATGACTATTCGAATTTTGCAACTATCACAAAATTTCCATTTTATGATACAATATCTATTTTGAAAAGATCTGATTTGAAATGTAACGAAGTTGCTTTGTATTCTATATTTAGCTTCAATAACGAAATTATACCTACACGTACTATTTTGGTCAGTGGTAAACTACGAGATATGCATCTAATGCCATTGACAGAGTTAACATATGATGGTGATACCTATTACAACTTATTCGAATACATTCCACAAATTAATAGCAAATTTGTATCAACATACTATTATGCAAATTCTGTAATGTTCGTTCCAACTGTTGTTCAGAGTGTACTACAACAAGACGATATTGTCATTACAAAGGGATATATTGATGTTGATACTAATACTCAAATTGCAACTATTGAGCTATATGTACAAGTAGATACGTTGTCCAATTACGAAGCTAGATTACGACTCAAGAAGGACGATTTCGATGCAACATATACTATGAATTCTTATGAAGATCAAAATACCAAAAAATTCTATATCGACATACCACTGCATGATATACCATCATCTACATTACAATTCTACTTTACAATATGTAATGTAAATACTAATGTTCAAGTATATTACTTAAGCACACAACAGATTATTAAACAGTCATTAGAAGAGGTTTGTTTTTCAAACTTTGTATGGCTAACAGATAGTGCGTATATTACTAATGATGACGAAATTATGTATCCAGTTCCCGTTGTTAAAAAAGACTGGTACGATAATTTACTCGATGAAGAGCGTAGTGCATTTAATACATATATCATTAATAAATTTGTCAGTCAATCTGCAGCAATTTATAGAATGGCCAATTCAGCTATTAATATTCAATTCGGTAACACTTGTGGTAGACTTACTAATATGGAGCATAACAAACCAGCTTTCAGTGTTCGTAATATGTCACTACTAGAACCTCCTGCTGATGTCAGCATAGATGACACATTTGTTGTAGCAGCATTTGGTGATAAAATAACAGATACATCAAATCCATGGTACGGTCAAGAAAAGAAAATAGCTAAATGTACTAATGACAATCCAATTGAATGGTCATTCATTGATCCATCATTATCTACTATTGTGCTAAATAATGAAGATAATAAAAAATACATATGGAATGGCGATAACTGGCACGATGTAACTTCGTTAACACTACCATTAACTATAGAATTGGAAGTATTTACAGATCCACAATCTCAAAGTTCTAGTAATATAGCTAACGAAATTAAAAACATGTTATATGACTATTTCTCTAGTCAATTTGGATTATTCAAACCGTTATTTAGAGCAGAGCTTATACGTATAGCACAATCAGTTCCAGGGGTTGTATATTGCAATGTTATCAAACCAGAATTTGATATATTCTTCAACTTTAAGATTAGTGAGTTATCGGATGATAAACTATTCGAATTTGTACCGGATTATACATATTTTACACTAGACAATATACACATCATTACAAATGTATATTCAGCTTCAGTCGAGGAATAGTACATGAATCAGTTATACAAAACACTACAACTTATCTTTTTACGAGAATTGCCTCAATTATCTGATATATGTTACTATCCATCCTTAAATCAGTATCTTCCAAAATTACGAAAAGTAGTAGACGAGACAGATATCACCTTCAAGAAAGACTTTAAAATGCTAAAGAACGAAGTGACTGCTATTTTACTATATATAATTCAAACAAGTAACAATATTGACATTTTACTTCTTGCATATAAAGTTCTTACATTGCATATATATGGAATTCTAATGCGAAAATTCATTAGATTTTGTGATAAGACACGATTAAGAATGGCTTTAGATAAGTTACATGGTAAGCATTTATTTAAACGGATGGGTATAGAAAAAGCATTATTATATACAGCGGAGAGAATATACAGAAGATATGAGAAGACAAGATCGGAAGAAGAAGTTATAAAAATGTTTCTTGAATTGAGAACAGCTTTAGCTCAAATGATTAGAGCATTAGCTAAACGATATTACGCATTAACACCTGAAGATATTAAACAGCATGAAGAACAGCTTAATAGAAAATTAGCTCCAATAATCGTCAAAAGCATTCAACATCAATCTTTTCCACAATGTCTGCAATATGCAGTCACTAATGTATCCTCTATTAATGTTCAAGATGTTGTATACTGTATTAAACAACTACAGTCAAATTCCGTTCAACTACAGGACTTCTTTATTTTATTATTGTCTGGCGTCACAAAAAAGACACAATTATGTTCAGTATTATGGCAGAAGAGTCGACTTAAATTAATTTCAAACAAATCATCATTATATACGTATTTACACGATATATTCAAACATAACAATATTAACCTATATATCGCCCTCACCAAATATTATCTTTGCGTAATTAAGCAACTGTTCTGTTAAGAATCTCACCAAATATTTTCCTTTCTGATTCATCCAGTCCGTAGTCTGTTAATACATTAGTAGATGCATTTATATCGTTATTCGTAATAGATGGATAGTCCTCTTTTAATCTTAACTCTACATCTGGTCGTAATGAATTTGCTATATCTCTTTTAGCATATGATCTTAATGTAGACGGATCTAAGTGAGCTAATGATGCTCTAATTGAATCATCTGGGGACGGTTTTGATAATGCTTTAATAGCTATATCACGTAGTGCTCTATTAAGAAATGTGCTATCTGTTGGATTATTCATTAATTTACCAGCTAACGTATTTAAATTCTGTTTAGTCGCTATACTCTTTGACTGTAACTGTTCTAGTAATGAAGGTGATCGAACAGAGCTGGCTGTTATATTTGCTATTAGCATTCTATTCTTCAGTAACGTAAGTCCACGTTCATAATCTCTGAATAATAATTGTGCATTAGATGATTGAAGTATATTGTGCAAATCACTAATTAAGTCATTATCTGGATTGTTAATACTTTCAGGAAAATTATTTCGTAAATACGAAGCAAATTGTTCCATATTTAACGTAACATTGGCTTTCGCTACATCATTTGACAATGTAGTAGTGGGTGTTGTCACTTGATTAGAAATGGTGGGTGATGTCAACGTAGCTAGTCTGAACTCAAATCCTTTTACTTGTCTTGGAGTTGCCATTGTAGCTAAATAATCTACTATATTAGTCTGCTGTCCGTTACCACCCAACATAGTACTAAATAAATCTATTAATGTAATACGCACATCTACAATTGCAGGAATCTGATTAAATGCTATCGCTATCGTATCACCACCTTTTGTAACTGCAATATCTGCAAATGCACCATATTTCAATCTAAATAATCCAGGAGCATATGCTTTACAGAAAAATGGCCAGTCATATGTAAATCCATCATCACTATAAGGTACTACAAATAATAATAATGCTGCTAGTGGTGTAATAATATGCTTAAA